GGGGGGGTGCGGAGCAAAGGCGGCGCGGGTTTCGGCAAAAGTTTAGGTTCGGAGGATCGGGCTTAACCTTCCATGGCGCGGGCTAAGCAAGGTCTCCTCTACGACGACGGCGCCGGCCCCTGGACGGTCACCAGCGAGGAGCTGTGCGAGCTGTTCGGGGTCTCGAAGGTCGCCGTTCACTACTGGCGCAAGGACGGGATGCCCCAGCGGGCCCGCGGGGTCTACGACCTGGGCGAGGTCATCCGCTGGTGGCGCGAGAAGTTCGCGGAGCGCGCGGTCGCCGACGCCGGGACCGAGGACCAGGACAAGCGCGCCCTGATCCAGGCCCAGACCCGCAAGTATGAGGTCGAGACCCGGCGCCTGGAGAACGAGCTGATCCCCCGGGAGGAGGTCGCCACCATCGTTCACGGTCTGGCGGCCCTCTACCGCACCGCCCTGGAAGGCTTCGGGCCCCGGGTCGCTGGCGAGCTGTCCAGCCTGGGGGACGCCCCCCGCATCCAAGAGGCCCTGATCCGGGAGTGCCGCGACATCCTGGCCCAGGTCGCCGGGAGGGTAACCACCCTTGCATCCGAAGGTTTCCACGATCCTAACGGTGGCGTCGAAGATCCTGATGCCCCCCCCGTCCCGGAACGCCGCCGAGTGGGCCGACGCAACCCGCATCCTGCCCCCCGGGAGCCCGGAGCCGGGCCCGTGGCGGACGGCTAGGGTCCCCTACACCCTGCCGATCTATGGCGCCTTCGCCGACCCTGCGACCCGTACCGTGGTCGGCGTCATGGGCGCGCAGATGAGCAAGACGGAGCTGGTCCTCAACCTGATCGGTCACCGCCTGGACGACGGCCCCCCGGTCCCCATCATGTACGTCGGCCCCACCGAGTCGTTCGTCCGCAAGCTCTCGCGCGAGCGGTTCGTCCCCATGCTGCAGAACATCCCGTCGCTGTGGGAGAAGACCGCCCGCGGGCACCGCCTGAAGGTCGACACCGTGGAGGTGGGGGGAGTCGTCTGCGGCTTCGCCTGGGCCGGGTCCGCCACCGAGCTGGCGGGGCGCCCCGTGGGCCTGGTCCTGGTCGACGAGCGCGACCGGATGGAGGACAGCGTCGCGGAGGAGGGGGACGTGGTCGAGCTGGCCCGCGCCAGGACCAAGAACTACCACGGCGGCAAGGTCGCGGTCTTCAGCACCCCCACCGTCCGCGGCGCGTCCGCCATCATGGGCCTGTGGGAGGAGGGCACCCGCGAGCGCTGGGCCTGGCGTTGCCCCGACTGTAGCGACTGGACCATCCCCCGCCGGGAGCTGCTGAGCTACCCCGAGGACGGGGAGTTCGCCGACATCCGCGCCCGGGCCCGCATCGCCTGCGAGCACTGCGGCGCCCTGTTGGGCGACGACGCCAAGCGCGCCCTCAACGCCACCGGCCGCTACCTGCCCCACAGCATCGACGACGACGGCCGCCTGACCCGCGTCGACATCGCCCCCGCCAACCCCACCCGCTCGTTCTGGGTCTCCGGCCTGGCGTCCCCCTGGGTCTCCATCGGGCAGGTCGCCGAGCTGTTGGCCCGCGCCGAGCGTTCCGCCTCCCCCGACCGCGTGCAATCGGTGATCAACACCTGGCTTGGCGAGCCCTGGGCCCCGGCCGGCGAGGCCCCCGAGTGGCGCGAGGTCCTCGAGCTCCGCCAGCCCTACGAGCCCGGGACCCTGCCGTTCGGGGTCCAGGAGGTCACCGCCGGGGTCGACGTCCAGAGCAAGGGCCTGTACTTCGTGCTGCGTGGCTGGGGCTTCAACGGCGAGAGCTGGCTGCTCAAGCATGGTTTCGTCGCCGGCGACACCGAGTTCGACTCGGTTTGGATGATCCTCTCGCGCGTGATGGAGGCCGGCGTCGGCGAGGGCCCCGAGCGCCGGCGCCCGCGCCTGGTGTTCGTCGACTCGGGATACCGCCCCGGGGACCGCTGGCACCGGCCGGTTCACCAGGTCTACGCGTGGTGCCAGCGACACGCGGGGTGGTGGTCGCCGACCAAGGGTCACGACACCTGGCAGACCACCGTGACCCCCAAGGTCCTGCAACAGCAGGGCGGGATCACCCTGTGGCACGTCAACACCGACGAGTGCAAGGGCTGGCTGTTCGGCCGCCTGCAATGGCCCGAGGACCAGCCCGGCGGCTTCCACCTGCACCGCCAGACGGACGAGGAGTACGCCCGCCAGCTCACCGCCGAGGAGGCCATCGTGCGCCCCAACGGCGCGCGCCTCTGGCGCCGGGTCCGCCGGGACAATCACTTTCTCGACTGCGAGGTCCTGGCCCGCGCCGCGGCCGTGGTCCTGCGCTGCGACGAATTACCGGAGATCGGAGCGCCGTCGCGGGCGGCCGAGATCCGGCAACCCCCGGTATCCCGAGAGTGGATACCTGATGTTCAGAACTGGTGAAGGAGGAAACATGAACGTAACGATAGAAAGCATTTCCCCGGATAAAGCACGTCAATATTTAGCTCGAAACACAGAAAACAGGAAATTAGATAAGCAAGTTGTTGCACGATACGCCGGAGCCATGAGACGGGGAGAATGGGACGCAAATGGAGTGCCCATTATTTTTTCCGATGATGATGTTTTGATAGATGGTCAGCACAGGTTAGCGGCTGCGGTACAGGAAAACTTTACGTTAACAGTTCCCGTCGTTCACGGAATTGCAAAAACGGCAAGGACTACAATAGACCGAGGAAAAGGCAGAACTCCCGGTGATGTGTTTACACTCATGGGCGAAAAGAATGCCCATAAACTTGCTTCAGCTTGTGGTGTGTTGTTTCGGTATTGGGACGGCGTACTTAAATTGGAAGGCGGTTATTTTCATCCGACAACCGCGCAGCTATTAAAGGTATTGTCAGATCACCCTCAGTTAAGAGATAGCTTAAACGCAGACAAGCAGATAATAGGTATTACGCCTAGCTTAGTTGTAGCTTTGCATTATCTATTTGGATTGGATGATGAAATAGGATGCGAACTCCGTGACGAGTTCTTTAATCAACTCCGAATTGATTTCAATGGAACTCGGCATTCTGCAACGCAGTTACTTAGCCAAAGGATGATATCAAATGCTTCATCTTCGATAAGAAGATTAAAAACTTCCGTTATGGCCGCATTATTTATAAAGGCATGGAAAGCTTTTAGGGATGACAAAGTAATTAGGGTCCTAAAGTGGAATCCTCAAATTGAAGAATTTCCAATGATATAAGGTGCAAAATGACCCCAGAAACCCAACCGGACGACGTACCCTTCGACCCCTTCAGCGAGGGCGATCTACTACAGGAGGAGGCCCCCAAGCGCCGGCGGGGCCGTCCGAAGGGCTGGCGCGCGAAGACCATCCAGGAGGCCAACGAAACCCCGGACCTGGCCTACGTCATCTGGCGGGAGCAACCAGACCTCAACGGCAAGCCCTGGCTGGTGGTCCTGGAGGCCACCGTCGACCCGACGCGCGCCCTGGAGCTGTTGGAGCTGAACCGCGGCGCCAATGTTGAGATCGTGGAGCTGGTCTAGACTGATGCCATGGGGTCGCTCTGGTCGCTCGCCGCCGTCCTCCTGGGCCTGTTGGCCTGGCTGGACGGCGGCTTGATCTGGGGCTTCCTGGTGTTCGCCTCCCTGGTCTCCCTCAACTACTTGCACGACATCGCCGCGAGTCTGCGGGCCCTGACCCGCGACCTCGAAGCGACGCGCAAGGACGATCCCCCGTGGCCCCAAAGTTAAGCCCCCGCCCTTAACCACCCCCCACCCCTCCCACAAACCCGCCCTAGCAACCCCCGGGGAGCCTCCTAGACTCCCCGGGCATGACCCTCGCCGAAGCACAGGCCCGCCTCACCGCCGCCCAGGCCGCCTACAACCGGGCCCTCAACGCGGCGTCCTACTCCGTCCCCGGCTTCAGCGTCTCCCGCCAGCCCCTTGAGGTCCTGGCGATGGAGGTCACCAAGGCCCAGCGCGACGTCGACCGCCTGACCGACGCGGCCGCCGGCATCCACTCCACCGGCTTTGGCTACGCCACCTTCGACTGATGGGCGCCTACGCCACCGTCCGCGCCTGGCTTGACTACCAAGCGGCCCGCCTGCGCTACGGCGCCCGCGCCTACGACGCCGCCAAGTCCGATCCCTACCGCCCCAAGCGCGGCGACCCCAACAGCGGCGAGCGCAATGCCGAGCTGGGGGCGACCCGCCTGCGCGAGTACGCCCGCTGGGCCGAGGACAACGAAGCCCTCGCGGCCGCCATCCTGGACGAGCTGGTGGTCAACGTGGTCGGCGTCGGCCTGACCGTCGCCCCGCTGGCCCGCAACCGCGCCGGCGAGCTGCTGACCACCCTGAACCAGGACCTCGCCCGCCGCTGGTCGGCCTGGTGGGAGCGCCCCGAGGTCACCGGCCAGATCCCCGGATCGGAAATGGAACGCCTGATCGCGCGGACCCTGTTCCGGGACGGGGAGGTCTTCGTCCAGCTCCATCCCGACCGTCGGCCGCTGGCGCTCGAGCCCTTCGAGCCCGACTACGTCCCCTGGGAGCTGACCGACACCAAGCGCGGGATCGTCCACGGGATCGAGCTGGACGCCTACCGCCGGCCGCTGGCCTACTGGGTCTACACCGACCACCCCGGCGACTGGGGCGGCGCCAGCTACGCCTGGGGCAACGCCCGGCGCCTGCCGGCCGACCGCGTGGTTCACCTTCGCTTCGCCCGGCGCCTGCACCAGCTCCGCGGCGTTACCGTGTTCGCCTCCGCGTTCAACCGCCTGCGCGACCTCCTGGAGTACGACGAGACCGAGCGGATCGGCGCCCGGGTCGCGGCGTCGTTCAGCGCCGTCATCACCCGCACTACCAGCGTCGCCCCCCCGGTGCGCGACAAGGCCGAGTACCGCGAGGTCAAGCTCCGCCCCGGCGTCATCATGGACCCCCTGCTCCCCGGCGAGGGCGTGCAGCTCCTGGACCCCAAGCGCCCGAGCACCGCCTACGCCGAGTATCGCAACGCCCAGCTCCGCAGCATCGCGGCCGGCGTCGGCGGCCGCTACAGCGCCATCGCCCGGGACTACAGCGGCACCTATAGCTCCCAGCGTCAGGAGCTAGTCGAGGCCCGGGTCCACTACGACCGCCTGCGCGCCTATCTGGTCTCCGCCCTCTACCGCCCCGTCCGTTCAGCCTGGCTTGATGGTCTCCTCCTTACCGGCGAGCTAAGGCTCCCGCGTGAGCTGGACGGGGCGACCCTCTACGACGCCGAGTACCGCGGGCCCACGTTGCCGTGGATCGACCCGGAGAAAGAGATCAACGCCCAGGTGGCCGCGGTCGGCGCCCGCCTGCGCAGCCGCCACCAGGCCATCAAGGACCTGGGGGGTGACCCCGACCAGGTCGACGCCCAGATCGAGGCCGACCCGCTCGACATCGAGCCCGCGCCGGCGCCGGCCGCGCCCCAGGAGATCGCCGCATGACCCACCGACCCGCGCCCCCGAGCGACCTGTCGCGCGAGGCCAGCATCACCGCCCTGGCGGTCGACAAGTCCGTCCCCGCGCGCGCCACCCGCAGCGCCCGCGCCGCGCTCGCCAGCGCGACCCCGGTCGAGCGCGCCTGGGGCGTCGAGGTCCTGTCCTTCGCCCGCGACGCGGTCGACTTCCGCCGCGCCCCCCTGCCGCTGCTGTGGGGGCATGACCAGGGTCAGATCCCCATCGGCCGCGTCCACAACCTCCAGATCGAGGGCGACCGCGTGCTCCGCGGCACCCTGGAGTTCGCCGACAGCCCGCGCGCGACCGAGGTCTGGGACGCCGTTACCGGCGACCTGGTCCGCGGCGTCAGCGTCGGCTACCACGTCAAGCGCTGGGAGACCGGCGAGAAGGGCGAGTACATCGCCGCCGAGTGGGAGCCGGCCGAAGTCTCGATCGTTTCCGTTCCCGCCGACCCGACCGTCGGCATCAACCGCAGTCAGGAGATCACCATGAGCAAGCCCGACGGGACCCCCGTCCCCCCGCGCGACGGCGCTACCGTCGTGCCGCTGGAGATCGAGCGCGAGCGCCTGCGCGCCATCCGTGACCAGACCCGCCGCGCCGTCACCCTGCGCGTCCCCGAGGTCGAAGCCCTGGAGGACCGCGCCATCGCCGACGGCTGGACCGCCGAGCGCTACGGCGCCGAGCTGCTGGCCCGGGTCCCCCCGACCCCGCCGGTCGCGGGCCCGGCCCCGGACCCCCGCGGCGCCCGCAACCCCTACGACCAGGCCGGTGAGGACCAGGTCGAGAAGTTCGCCCGCGGCGCCGAGGAAGCCTTGAACCTGCGCTGCAACCTGCTGACCTCGGACGAGGTCCGCGCGGCCCGCGCCAACCCGTACCGAACCTGGTCGCTGCGCGAGCTGGCGGTCGAGTACTTCCGCGTCGCGGAGAACCGCCGCCCGGCCGACGTCGCTTCCGAGGTCTTCAAGCGCTCCCCGGTCATCGCCCACGCCCCCGGCGACTTCCCCTCCATCCTTGCCAACGTCGCCGGGAAGTCCCTGCGTCAGTCCTACGAGGAAAACACCGGGTCGCTTGCCTGGTGCTCGACCGTCGACGTCCCCGACTTCAAGTCGAACTACCTGACCCAGATCGGCGCCTTCTCCGATCTGGAGCTGGTCCCCGCCAGCGGGCAGGTCCCCCAGGGCACCATTGGCGACAAGCATGAGACGGTCCAGGCCGCGACCTACGGCCGCCTGCTGACCCTGTCGCGGCAGATCATCGTCAACGACGACACCAACGCCCTGGCCCGGCTCCCCGCCGCCCTCGGCGCGGCCGCGGCCCGCGAGGTCGCGGATCTGGTCTACGCCAAGCTGACCGGCGGGCACGCAGCCCCGATCGTCATGACCGAGGACGCGACCGCCCTGTTCCACGCCAATCACTCCAACTACGTCGCCAGCGGCGCCGGCGCCACCATCAGCGCCACCACCCTGGGCACGGCCCGGAGCGCCATGGCGCGCCAGAAGGCCCACGGCTCGACTACCGCCAATCTGGCCCTGCGCCCGGCCTGGCTGATCGTCCCCGAAGGCCTGTGGGCGACCGCGATGGATTGGTCGACCAACCAGTACGACCCGGCCGGAACGGCGGGGACGTTGAAGAAGAACCACTACTTCGGAATGCTGACCGTCGTCACCGATCCGCGCCTGGACACGAACTCGGCGACCAAGTGGTACCTCGCCGCGTCCAGCGCCCAGATCGATACCGTGGTCATCGCCTACGTCGGCGGCCGGCGCGAGCCCCAGCTCGTCCAGGAGGATAGCGTCGCCCAGGACGGCACCGCCTACCGCGTGCTGATGGACGTCGGCGTCGGCGTCGGCGACTTCCGCGGCCTGTACCTCAACTGGGGCGCGTAACCCCCAAGCAACCGAGGCCGGCCCCGAGGGGGGCCGGCGACTGAGAGGATAGAGACATGACGACCCTTGTATACGGATCCGGCGCCAACGTAGTGATCAACCACCTGGCGGGCGCCACCAAGACCCCGGGCCTGGTCGAGGAGATGGCGGATTGCATCGGCGTTTGGCTCGACGACGTCGCCAACGGCGCCTATGGCCCGCTGCTGATCATGGGCGAGGTCACCCTCACCAAGGCCGCGGGCACCGCCTACGCCGTCGGCGACAAGCTGTACTGGGACACCACCGGCGACACCCTCACCAAGACCAAGACCGACGTCCCGTGCGGGATCTGCACCCTGGCCGCGGGATCCGCAGCGACCAGCGCGCGCGTGTTCCTGAACCCGGGGATTGAGGAGGAGCCTTAACCGTGAAGCTTTCCCGTTTATATGCGGCGGATTCGACTTTTGTGGTTCCGCCGAGCGTTCATGTCATGAGTATTACCGCTATTGGTGGCGGAGGTGGTGGAGGAGGTGGAAATACCGGGGGCGGCGGCGGTGGTGGCGGCGGAGGTGGCGCAGTTTTAAGGTGGGACATACACGTAACCCCTGGAGATACGTTAACGATAGACGTTGGTGCCGCAGGCGCGTTAGGCGCAGCCACATCTGCCGGAAGTGCAGGCGGCACTAGCGTCATTCGCAATTCTGCTGGCGTAAATTTGCACCTTTCAACCAGGGGAGCAGGCGGTTCCGCTGGAACGGGAGGTGCTGGCGGCGTTGGTGGCGCTTGCCAATGTTTTAATGCGGGATCCGCTGCTTGGTCGGTCCAAGGAGGCTCGGCCGCTGGTGCTGCGGGGGCTTATAATGGCCCCGCGTTCAGCCAGAGCGAACTTGAACGGTGCATTTTCGGCAATAGCGGTGGTGGCGGTCATACCGGAGCGGGCGGAGCGTCAGGCCAATCGCCTTTTTCAGTAAGTAGATCTATCGGAGGCGCCAACCCGTTAGGCGGCGGGGGTGGCGCAGATGGCTTGTTATATTTTTCGCTTCCGTTTGCGTCCTGCAATGGATCAAATGGCGCTGCAACTGGAATGGCGGCCGTGGATCCTGTGGGGGTTTATGGCGCCGGCGGCGGGGGTGGCGGAGGCCATGCAGCAACGCCGGGGGCTGGAGCAAATGGAACTAGCGGCTTAATCGTGTTGGAGTGGGAGCAACCGTAATGGGCAGGATGGCAAAGATCGCCAGAGTGAAAGCGGGGAAGATCGTTTCGATCACCGTCTGCGACATCGACCAGGCCGACGAGCAAGCGCGGATCCGGGGTGTCGACTCCTGGTTCGAGATCGATCCGAAGCTCGGGACCGAGGTCGAGCAGATCCGCACCCTGGAGACCGGCGACGCGCTGGTCCTGAAGGCCGGCGCGAAAGCACCGGCGCCCGGAAAGCAGCTCACGAAGGCGTCGATCGACAAGGTGACCAAGGCGACCAAGGCCGAGATCGGGCAGGTCGAGGCCGGCTAGCCCGTGACCCTGCTCACCGACCTGGCGACCGACCTCGAAGACTGCTTCGACGTCGACGAGCTGTGCGAGCTGGTGACCATTCGCACGGTCCAGGTCCCGGTGTTCTTCACCGACGACAGCGTCGACGGGGGAGGGCGTGGGGGCCCCCGCGCGCTGGCCCGGACCGCCGCCCTGCCGGCGGGCACCGACGAGGGCGACAGCGTCACCCGCGGGACCACCACGTACAAGCTGATGCAGCTTTTGCCCAACGGGCACGGGCTGACCGAGCTGGTGCTGCGATGAACCCCCTCACCGGCGTCGTCGGCCGCCTGGGCGCCGGCGCCTTCAAGGCCGGGGTCTCCCGGGCCCCGGGATCGAGGATTGAGTTCAACGCCCGCCTCTTGGTAACCGACGCCCAGCGCAACCTGAACCAGTTCGAGCGCAAGACCAAACAGGCGGTCATGCGCGCGTTGAACGAGGCCATGCGCAACGCCTTCGCCGCAACCGTGCGCGACGTGATGGCGGAGGCTCACATCAAGAAACGGAAAGTCCTCACCGAGACCGAGCGCGGCAAGAAAGCCAAAGGGCCGATGCAGTGGTTCAAGGCCAGCCCCGCCAAGCTCTCCGCCGCGTTGTTCGTCGGCCTGAAGACCGAGCCACGCCTGACCCTGGCCCGCACCGGCGCCGTCGGCGGCAAGCCCGCAGGGTCCACGATCGCGAAGGCCAATCGGCAAAAGAGGACGAAAGGCAAGGCGGCGGAGAAGGCCGCCGCGCGCGCGGTGGAAGGGTCACAGTACGCCAACCTGAGAAGCCCGGCCCCCGGTCACCCGCGGCCGTATTCAAAGCTGTTCTGGGCGCAGATGAGGACCAGCGGGCACGTCGGCGTATTCGCCCGGCGCGGTCCCAAGCGCCTCAAGATCGATGAACCCTTCCTGTCCATCCGTGACGTCGCCACCCGCCGCGGCGAGCAGCACGTCAACCAGCAATTCCGCGACACCTACCCGCGGGCCCTGAAACGCCTTATGGGGATCTGACCATGGCCGCTGTCGCCACCGGCACCACCATCTCTTTCAACTCGACGATCTTCACCGAGGTCTACGACATCAGCCTCTCCCTGTCCCGGCCCGCCATCCCCGTGGGGCATATGGGGACTACCGTGGGCCAGGTCTACCTGCCCGGCAAGCTCTACGACTGGACCATGGAAGTCACCTGCGCCTACGTCGGGCAAGCGTTCCCGGTCCTGGCCGCCAACGTCGCCGAGGCCGTCGACGTGACCACCCCGGATAGTCAGGGCTGGTCTGGGAACGCCTTTATCACCGACGTTCAGATCTCGACCCCCCTGGAGGGCCGGTCGGAGGCCCGCGTCACCCTGCGCGGCTCCGCCACCTGTACCCTGAAGTGAGGCCATGCATTACCCCACCCTCGCCGAGCTGCGGTCGCTGTGCGCCGGGCCCGCCGTCCGGGCCCTGCGAACGGTGCGCCTGGAGGTCGACGGCGACATCCTGATCGCCTTCGTCCGCACCCTCAACACCATCGAGCTGGACGCCTTCGACCTGGCCGTCGCCGCCGGCGCCTCCCCGCGCGCCGAGCTGGTCGGCCGGGCCCTCTATGATGCGGTCGACCCGCCCCCCGATCGCCGGGAGCTGATCCGGGAGATCGGCGGCTGGCCGGGCTGGATCACCGATGCGATCTTCGCCGTCGCCCTGGAGGTCAACCACCTGGGCGAGCGCGCCTATCCCTCCCACGCGGCCGCGAGCGACGCGCCGGAGGAGGGGGTCGCCACCCCAACCCCGGCCCCCGAGGTCACGGCCGCCCTGGCCCGCCTGGAGGCCGAGCGCGACCGCACCGTCGCCGAGCTGCTAGCGCGCGCCGAGGGCCAGGCCGTCGCCCCGGACCCGATCGACGAGCAGCGCGAGGACTACATCCGCGAGCTGGTCGCCGTCGAGAACGCCCAGCGCCAGCGCCACGCCGACGCCGTCCGCGCCCTCCTGGAGCCCAAGCTCCCGCAGCGCGCCGAGCGTCAGGCCGAGGTCACCGCCAAGGTCAAGGGCGTCATGGGCACCCTGGCCGCCATCGGCGCCTTCAAGCCGGTAGACCGGAAGGAACAAGATGCCTGATCTCGGAAAGCTCCGCTGGGTCATGGACGTCGATACCACCCGGTTCGACGCCAAGCTCCGGGGCGCGCGCCGGATGATCGCCAGTGTCGGCGCGGGATTGGCGGCCGTCGGTGCAGGCCGAATGTTTGGTGCCGCTGCCGATCGGGCGGAGACCATCGTCCAGGCGCACAAGGCCACCGGTGCCGATGTTCGTTGGCTTCAGGAGATGGAGTTCGCCGGCACGCAGTCGGGGATGGCCCCGGGCGAGACGACCGCCGGTCTGATCCAGTTCTCCCGCAACCTGGCCCAGCTCCGTGGCGGCAAAGGACCTTTGCGGCGCCTGCCTGGTCAGGCGCGCGGGCTGATGGGTCAGCTGCTCGCGGCGCCAGGTCCAGAGGCCGCGGCGGAGGCCCTGGCCGCTGGCGTGGCCGGGATGGAGCCCGGTCTTGGTGGATCGGTGCTGGAAAAAGCCGGCTTCGCTGGCCCCGGCGCCTACGAGCTGTTCTCGCAGGGGCGGGAGGGGCTGGCGAGCGAGCGCGCGCGCTACTACAAGTTCGGCGGCGCGCCGATGACGCTGCCGGAGGCCGAGGCCCTGAAGCGCGGGTCCGACATCGTTGAGGGCGGCATGAGCAGCGCCTTCGGCAACGTCGCGAAGGGCATCGGCATCACCGCCGGTGGGGTCGAGCGGCTGGTCGACGCGATCCGCGGCAACACCCGAGCGACCGAGGACAACACCCGCAGCGGCACCCGCATCGGACCATGAGCACCGCCTACAGCTACATCATCGGGACCGACTACATCATCGACACCCCGGAGGGCACCGAGATCCGGCGGGTCGACCGACTCGACGGCGTGTCGGGCGACGCCTACGCCCAGGCCGTCAACGTGCTGACCGACGCCAACATCCCCAGCGTCGGCACCGCCCACCCCGCCAAGGGCGACGCGTACCTTGAGCAGCGGATCGTCCGCGCGCTGGAGCCCGGCCGCTTCGACGTCGAGCTGATCTACCGGACCCGGGATACCTTGTGGTCCGCCGGCGGCCAGTTCGAGCTGGCGGTCCAGCGCACCAGCTACAAGAGCCAGTTCACCGCCGAAGGGGATGAGATCTGGACCCAGAGCGGCACCGACACCCAACGCCACGTCGTCGAGCGCGAGATCCCGATCGTGGTAACCAAGTATCGGCGGGTCCGCACCACGCTAGCGGCCGCCCTCCTGGACATGGGCGCCGTCGGCTGCGTCAACAGCTCCGAGTTCAAGGGCGCGCCCGCGGGCCATATGCTCTGCTCCCACGGGGAGATCAACCGACTGTACGAGGGCGCCTGGCTGCAAACCTTCGAGTTTCAGTTCAACCCGCTGAGCTGGAACGTCACCGTCACGCATGAGGATTGGGACGGTCAACCCGTCGAAGACCCCACCGTCGACGAGAAGCGCACCTATCGGGTCTATCTGGAGTACGACTTCAACGTCCTGGGGCTGAGCATCCAATGACCCCCGAGGACCCCGTCGTCCCGGTCCCCTTCCGCAGCGGGCAAGCGCTCTCCGCCCGGTCGCTGAACCGCCTGGTGTCCGGCATCGTCCGCGCCCGCCCCGCCATCCTGTCCCCGCGCCAGCTCGCGCGCGCCGGTAGCGGCGTGGTGTTGCAGGTCAACGTGCTGGAACAGGGCGGCGACTGGATCAAGGTCCTCACCTGGGACGGCACCAGCGAAGGTACCGATCCCATCTACGTCGCCAAGCCCTATCTCCTGCGCCGCTCACTTGCGAGCTGGAACGGTCTCACCTTCACCTACTCCAGCAACTTCGAGCGCGAGGCCACCGACGGCGTCGACACCGAGGATCAGGTCATCGTTCCCGCCTACGTGCCCGACGATATCCTGTACGTCATCCGCCCCTACGGCGGCACCGGCACGGTCGACCCCGACACCCAGCCAATCGTCTGGCTGGACCTCAACGTCGATGGTAGGGCATGGGCGAAGGTGGCGACATGAGCGGCCTGGGCGCCTTCGATGCAAGTGATCTCGGCGCGTTTATGGAGTCCGCTTTGGGCGCGAGGGGCGGCGGCGGGATCGAGGCAATGGATTTCACATACGCCGGCTCTGCAGACCTGCCTTCCCTTAACGGGTGCTCCTGCGGGGACGGTGATTGGAGTCTTGGTGATCGCTACTGTATGACGGTGCTGCTCCCCTACAGCGCCACGCCATACAAGGCATACTCGTTCACGAAAGCAGGCTACGCCGGCACTCGGGAAAACTTTAAGGCCGCGACGCTCCTGACTGGCAACACGTCAGCCGAGACACAGGCGCTGCCGACGTGCGTTGACAAGTACCTTGATTACAACCCAGGATTCTTCGAACACGGTTATGTAGACATGGGTGACTGTTACGTCGCCAAGGCCATACAAGGCGGGACCACACTGTCGATCGACATTGTGCTGAAAACGCCTGGCGCAACTATGTCGTGGTCATCCGGCGAGACTGCGAAGGCGACCTGACGCGACGATGGCAAGGTCCACGGATTAATTGAGGTCTATATGGCCACGAAATACTGGAAAGGCACCGCAACCGCCGTCGCGCAAGTCTCCTCCGCGACGGTCACCGGTTATCACGCCGCGACCACCTACAAGATCACCGTAGGCGCCGGCAACAATGCCGTGGTGATCTCCGCCCCCGGGACCACCGACGCCAACGGCACCGCCGCGGCCCTGCGTACCGCGTGGAACGCCTCCACCCA